GCAGATAGCAACCTGGCAAAGTAAAATTAGATTAGCCGAAATAGTCCTGCGCTAACTTGAAGGTGTTAACAGGCGACCTAATCCAGAAATGTAAACGGCTAATGTTTGGGAGAAACTTGCTAATTTTGCTTAGTGAAAAAATGTTTTCACCTCTTTATTCTTATTTTTTCTTTGATTAGATTCTTTAAGATTAGGGAGAAAACCTTCTTTGATAATATAATAAATAAAGATAAAAAACTCTTTTATTCTTTTAATATGTACGATTCTAAAGATTATACCGGAACTCAAATAACATGGCGTGATACTTCTTTACCAGATTATTGCAACAATCCTACATCAGTTGGTAGAACTGTTAAAATTTATGATAATGGTAAAACCAAAAATGCTAAAGTTATTGCAATTGGCAAGCGTGACTATATCGATGTCTTATGTAATGGTAAAAAATATTTATGTCACTATGATTTAAAATCACAAAAATATACCTTAGTCAAATAAAAACCGACAATTTAAAGTCCTGTATTTCAGGCTTTATATATTAAAAACCGACAATTTGCGACAATAAATATAGAATAGTTATTAACTATTAAAAGACTTGATTTAATTATCAGGTCTTTTTTTATTTTAAAATAATTGTATAAATATTTGCATTATTGTATAAATATACATTAAATTTGCATAAATATACAATCATTTTATGTGGCCTTTTAGTTCAGGAAAAACAAAAACCTCTATTGATGACGTAAAAAGCCGCATCAAACAAGAAACACAGCCTTTAAACGAAGCCCCTAAACAAAGATTTATTACCATTTTCAATCAGATTTCAGCAAAGAAATATAATTCTGAAAGTCTTTTGCAATTAGCTGAAACTGTTAGTCAACTTAATTCAGTTATAAATTATATATGTTCAAAGGCACAAGATATCAATATTAAGCATGTCCGTTATTTAGGCAATGGGAAAACTAAAGATTTGGGAGATACAGAATTATTAAAGGAAATTTATAAATTAAACCGTTCAGATGTCATTCAGCAATTAATTATACATGGGAATGGCTATATTTTAAAGCAAAAAACGCCTGGATTTATTTATCCAACAGACTTTGAAGTTATGCATTCGCCTTCAATGTATAATATTCCACAATATGCATTAGACCAATATGGAAATCCTGTCTTAAATATTCCACAAAACGAAAACCCATTAATTTGCTATCGACAAGAATTAGAAACAGGGCAATTAAAGCGGCTCGAATTAGATGAGATAATTCATATCAAAGATTCAAACCCGCGGAAAAAAGGTGCAAACTACTATTATGGCGCAAGCCGATTATATGCTGCAACTCAAAGCCTCAACGTAATGAAAAATATGTATGAGACAATCAATACTATTCTTTCAGCAAAAGGGGCATTAGGGTTTTTAAGTCGAACATCAAAGACGGGCGAATTAGACCCTATGATGTGGAAAGATATTATTGCAGAATTGGAGGATAAAATTAATTATGGTTATGGTACAACCGAAGGGCGCAAGGCTATTATGGCAACTTTTGCTGATGCTAAGTGGAATAGGATGGATTCACCTATACAAGATTTTTTACCAATAGAATTGACTTCCCAAGAATTTTCACAGCTCTGCAACCAATTAGGGGGAATTCCAGATATTATTTTTAATTCAAAAGGCAATACAACTTATAACAATTACGATACTGCAATTAAAGTATTCTATATAAATTGTTTCCAGCCATTAATGTCAAATATCCTGAATACCATTTCACAAGATTTAGGAATTACAAAAGTTAATGAATGGCTAGAGGCTGATTATTCAGAAATCGAATGTTTGAACGAAACAAGTTTGGATAAAATTATATATCTATTTGATAATAATATGCTTACTAAAAATCAAGTTTTGGAACTTGTTGGCATGCCTGAAAGTTCAGATGCTAGTTTTAATGAAATTTCAAAAGAAGAAAATGGAAATCAAGACAAAAGCGACTTACCAGCAAATAATTGACTTAGATAAGGCTCAAGGTCTGGTAAAGGCATATATAAACACTTTCAATGTAGTTGATGACTATAACGAGATTTCTCTACCTGGTTCATTCAAAAAAACCTTTGCAGAAAATTTCAAAAACATTTACTGGTTAAAAAACCATAATTGGGACATTATGCCCGGCATAACAAAAGAATTATTTGAAGATGGAAAGGGTGCTGTTGCAGTTGGTCAAATCAATATGAAAAAACAAGAAGGTATTGATTTGTGGAATGATTACCTTCTATATGCCGAAAATGGAAGGAGCTTAGAACATTCAGTAAGAGTGCTTACAATGAAATCGGATAGGAAAGATGACATTGTTTACATTTACGAGCAAAAAATGAAAGAATGGTCTACATTAACAAGACCAGGGGCCAATCCTGAGACAGAAGTAATAAGTTTGAAATATAATGATGAGGATTTAGAATTATTAAAAAAAGCACTAAATCTAAATTATTCTGATGAAAAATTAAAAGCAATTGAAGAACAAATCAAGGCACTCGAATTAAAAGCCGTCAATGACACTTTGAATATCAAGCCGCTCAATGATGAGGTTTTCAAGAAAACAATAAATAATATCAAAAATCTTAAATTTTAAAAAATGAACGAAGAACAAATAAAAGCATTGCAGTCCGCTTTTGAAGAAAAATTAAAAGAAGCTGCATCAAAAGTTCAGATTGAAGAAATCAAAAAAGAACTTTCTGAAAAGATTGCTTCTATAAAAATGGAAGCAAGCCCCGAGCAAATCAAATCATTGCAAGATGATTTTGATGCCAAATTAAAAGCCCAATGGATTGAAGTTGAAAAGCAATTGAAAGCGAAAGAATCTGCAAAACAGGTTTCCGGCTGGGATAAAATGAAAGCCGCATTAATTGAGCAAGGTTTTATCACTGTTGATGAAAATGGTGTTGAAAACCTTAAAATGGAAGGTCTTAAGAGTTCTGATAAAGTAAGGGTAAAAGCTGCTTTTGATATGAACACAGCCGGAACAACCGCAAGTGTGGCAACTGGATTGCAGACTAACTACAACATGATGAAGCAGGAATTATTAATGTCTGTTGATGTTGAAATGTTGGATTTATTCCCTCACATGCCATTGGCTCAAATTGAGCGTTATATGGCCAAAGTTATTGAGTATGAAGAAACTGACGGGTCGGGACAAAAAGCTGAAACTGCTGCTGCTGGTGATTCATCTTATAAGCTTAAAACCGAAGATTTCAAAGTATTCGATTATGGTGTAAAATTCTGCGTACACAGGAACATGTTGAGGACATGGGCAGGATTGCAGACCAGGATACAATCAATCGGAATGGATAGATTAAAATCAAAAATTTCATCTTTTGTTATCGATGCAAGTGCAGCCGGGGACGGCTCTACCGTACCTTATGGAATGTTATCAACTGCAAAATATACCGCTTATGATACCACTTTGCGCGCTGGCGAAGTAAAAGCCGCCAACATTGTGAACGTTATTAAAAATGCAGTATTGCAGGCTGAAATTGCAAAAAAACCTATCAATGCAGTTCTTTTGAACCAAATCGATGTGGCAACTATCGAAGATTTAAAAGATGGGAATGATAATTCAGTTAGATTAGCTGGTTTAGTTGTTGATGCAACTGGTAAGCTGTCTTATATTTATGGGTTAAGAGTTTTTAAAACCTCTAAAGTAACAGCCAACACTGCAATTTTCATCAATACAAACGAATCAATTGAATTTGGTGACAAATTCAACATGGAAACTTTAATTGGTTACGATAAAACCGAAGATTTCAGCAAAGGAATTGTTACTATTCAATTGGAAACTGAATTAGCTATTGGTTTAGGAGACGTTTTGACAATTATTTATTGTTCAGACCTCGCAACCGCAGCCGCAACTTTAAGTGCACCAAGTAATTAATATTAAAAGCCGGGTATAAAATCCCGGCATTATCTATAAACATTTTAAATAAAAAAGCAATGAAAAAATTATTATTCTTAATCTCAATTTTGGCAGTATTAGCCTTTTCAAATTATGCTCAAACCGTTAATTATACAATGCAGGACGGCTCAACTTACATGAGTGTGTTAACAGATTATAATGTAACAAACACAACCGTAAGAAATTTTGTTTATTTAGCTCCACAGGAATTTGCAGCAACTCAGGACTATCTAATCCAGTTGGATAGTGTTTCAGGTAATCATACTAATGTTGCAGTTGCCTTATATGGAGCTAAGTTTGCGTCAACTGCTTATGGTGCTATTGGTTCGGCTGTAAACTGGAAGGGTACAACCTCAGATACTACAATCGTAATAAGTAACGCAACTGCAAATAGATATAGATACTATAAAGTAGTTGT